CAACTCCTCACCAAGCACTTGGTAATCCTTAACCATATCACGAGCATTTGCAACTTTATCGGCTGCGGCAATTAGAACTGCATCATATGGTGCTTTTCCAATCATTTCAAGATATGCGACTTTTCTGTCTCTCCAAGGGAGTCTCTCACCATTGCTGGTCTTCTCTTCTGTCACATATTCGACTAAATTCTGTACACCGAGTCCAAAAGCATCTCCAATCTCTTTTAACGTCACTGGAGTGTCTTCTACAACATCGTGAAGCAGTCCACCTAGAACTGCTTCAGTAGTCGCATTATTTGCCTTTAAAATGCTTGCTACAGCGATAGGGTGAGCGATATACGGGACATCATTACCACCCTTACGCATTTGCCCTTCGTGGGCTTTTCCTGCGAAAATCTCTGCCTTTGCAATCATTTCTTTGCTATAATCTGTCACTCTACCTCACTTTCCAATACTTCAATCGGAACTACAATTTTTTGTGTTTTACCTCGCTTTACTGCGTGGCTCTTTCTTTCATTCCATTTCTTCAAATTCTTTAAATGCTTTACTAAATTTGCTTTCTTTGGTGTCATTTTTCTATCTTTTAACTCGTCTAATTTTGATTTTACAGACTCCATTTGGACTGCTTTTTCTTCTGCTCTTGTTCGTTTCAAGATATATCTCCATTAAGTCTAAAGTATACACGAAAATTAGGTCCTTGTCAAGTGGTTATCGACCTAATACTTGAATTTTTATTAACACCTTTCTTTCGTTAAATTGGGGTCTACGTTTATGGTCCATAACGAACCTTTGACCATTAAGATTGTATGTTACTCTATAAAACCAGACTTCTTCTCGCTTGATTGTGTTATAGTTTTTGTCACATACAGTATGAGTAGACGTTCCTACTCGATTTTTGTCTTGGCTAGAGCCAATTACAGCACCACCTATTGCACCAATTACCGTAGCAGGTCCTCTGTGGGACTTGTTCTTCGCAATCTGATTGCCTAGAACACCACCGATAATCGCACCGATAATCTCGTTATTAGGATTGCCATCACCCTCGATTTCATAATTACCCGAATGTGTATGACAGTGTGTTGTGCCATCATCTTGATATATTGTTCGGTATACTGCTTCAACATTCATCACTTGTGCAGTGTCGTGGTAAGAAATAATCCCATTACCTGCTTCAGCGTGGGCATTATTTGCATAAAGAACTGTGCCAGCGAACATCACTAATGCAAGTGCATACAGTGGCTTGATTTTCTTTATTTTCTCAGTTGCTACTGGAACAATATTAGCGTGGGCAAAACTCGATATCGCTAAAAGTGAAGTCGCTAGAACTGTCTTAATTGTCTTTATTTTTACCATTTAACACTCCTTATCATCATTTATAAGTACATTATACACTATCCTGTACTCGTTGTCAACCCTTTTTTGCACTTTTTTAGCATTATTTTCACTATTTCTAGGTTGAAGCAGACATCTAAGGTTTTGGACTGTCTTTTGAAGTGATTTTGTGTATCATCTAGCAAATCAGTCGCTTTTTCTAATATTTCTGCTTCTGTTCCTTTGAGGAATGCGTCCTCAATATCTTCCATCGTAATGCCATACTTCAAGTCCTCTGGTTTCTTATCCATAACACTCACTATTTACAAGATTATTAAGTATGGTACTATTATACTACTTATTGATAGACCTGTCAAGTCTATCTTTTCTTAACCACTCCTGAGTACCGTTACGATTCTCGGCTCTCACCGCCATACGTTCTTTGTCAAGATGTTGATATCCGTCCCATTTAGAATCTTTACTATATTTCGTTACGCCTTTAACATAATTCATTTTCTTAAAAAATCCTATTAATGTAGACCACATAACTGAACTCCTATTAAGGTTCGTACTCCTCGCTTGGTACCAAGGATAATTCAGGTAGTTTGACAGTAGGAGTCACCGTACAGTACAAGTCTTCTTCTTTTATAATGAGGAATTCTTGACCTTCGACTTCGATTGTCCTACCCGCTTTCGCTACAGCCATAGCAGAGAAATAAACTCTATCTCCCTCTTTGACCTCTTCTACATAACTACCAATAGCGAACACTGTTCCAGAACCTGGAACAACTCTACGACCTTCTTGTAGTATAATACCACTCTCGGTCTTCTCTACAATCTCATCTCGGATGAGTGCTATTTGGTCGCCTATTGGCTTTAAAACATACTGCTGTTCTTTTCCCATCTTACTGCTCCATTATCATCTATTTTTTTAACCACATCATTGATTCCCGATAACAAATAATTCAATTTTGCTTCGTTAGAATCCGCTCTGACCCTTTCATACTCATACTCTGCCTTCCAAGTTTTGATTTTAAACTTCTCACGCAATTTTTTCATCCCAAACATCACATAATTACCTTTCTATAAGTCATCCATTGCAAAATCCACGTCCTTGCTGTTATCGATTGCGGCAACATAGTTCACACTCTCAATCTCTTGAGGTGCTGATTTAATATGTTGCGAATCAAGATAATTATCAACCCAAGGAACGGGGTTATATGGGCTTGATTCTATTCCAATTTTCTGTGGGTCCAAGCCTATATTCTTCATACGTATGGCAAAAATGTAATCCATATATTGTTTCAGAATAGTATCATTCATACCAATTAATGGAGTACCTTTAGAGAATAGATAATCAATCCATTCAATCTCTTCGTCATACGAGGTTTTAAACATCTGATAAGTTTCTTCTTCGAGTTCTTCAACAATCTCTTGGAATCCTTCTGACTTTTCATTCCTCATCATCATCAATACCCTTTGGAATACATCAAGGTGAATCATTTCATCTCGTGCAATCAACTTGAAGATATTACTACAACCCTGCATCAATTTAACAGGTTGCTCAGAGAAACTCCAGTTCGTCACAAACGTAGCAAAGAACCTAATTCCTTCAAACATATTGATAGTCAATGCAGATTTATAAACTGCCGTCTTCAGCATTTTCTCATTAACTTCTGGGTATGGTTTTGGCATTCCATTGTTCTTCGCTGTCAAATTTGCTTCGTTTTTCTCACACACTTCCGTAGACCAATCAAACGCACTAAGAATACTAGTGGCTCTGTTTTGGATATACTTGTCTGATATAATTGAGTCGATGAAATCATCTACATCATTATATACTGCCCTAACCATTTCTGTATAGGATTCACTGTGCAGTAATTCGTTATTCTGGTGATTTGTTAGATAGAGTTCCCACTCAGGATTGTTAGATATTCCACCCTTGTTAAATAACTCTAAAGGGGCTCGTCCTGCACAAGAATCCAATGTGATTGCGAATTTAAGACCCGCTTCAAAGATATGCCTTCCAGCATCATCAAGACCATCAAAGTCTCGTTTTTCTTTCGAGAGGTCAATCTCGTTCTTACTCCAATTACCCATCGCCCTAAGTTCTTCAGCGAAATCTAAAATCCACTTGTATTTTGGGTCGTGATAAGTTTGGATGTTTCTACGATTGGAACCTTTACCAAAAAACAGTCTAGTCTTCTTACTGTTAATGGTTTCTCCCAAGTCGAATATTTTACTCATATTAGTTCTCCGTTATATAGCACACGCACCGCTTTCGCATCCATCTTCCTCAATTGGAATATCATCCGTAGCCTCTTGTTTATGTAATTGTTCACTCGTATTCTCTTTATCTTTAGAGCGAATGTAATATAGACTTTTTAGTCCGTACTTATACGCTGTTAGGATATCCCTCTTGACTCGATTTGCATCAAGTACCTTCCCTTCAATTTTCGTCAAATCATACCATTGATTGACGCTCATTCCTTGGTCTATAAATTTCTGAAGTATTGCCATCAATTTGATGTAATCAGAACTGTCGTTATTCGGAAACTCCCACGCTTTCATATAGAATGGCTCTTTTTCCCAATCAGGAACAAGAGATTTAACTGTATATGCGGCAGACTCAAACGTATCTGTAACAGACTGAATTGGGTCAATACCCTGTGTCGAATTGGACACAAGCGAACTTGATGCCGTAGGTGGAATAGCAGACAACGTAGTATGTCGCATTCCGTGTTTCTTAATCTGTGTCCTTAATCGTTCCCAATCACACAACAATTTATTCTCGTAGATTTTATCCACGTTTCTATTATAAGTGTCGATTGGTAGTTTAACTTCTGAATATTTACTCAGTTGAAATGCTTCGCAGGGACCACGTTCTTTAGCCAGTTCCATACTCGCTTTAATAAGTCCATATTGAAATCTCTCTGCCCATTTGTGTGATAGTTCAAGGGACTTTAATGTTCCCAGTCGTGCCTCATTCTTTGCTAAGAAATGGGCGAAATCACTGATACCAATTCCTAAGAATCGATATGCTCTAGTTGGGTACTCAGCGGCATCCAATGGGTACTCTTGAATATCAATTAGATTATCCAAGAATCGAACCATTAATGCGGTCAACGCATCCAACCTTGTAATGTTTGCCAACTTACCAAAGTTAATACAACCAAGAATACATAATGAAATCATTCCATTTTCTGTATCATAGTCGGCAATGGCTTCTTTTTTGGTACGTTTAAGTCCCTCAAATGTCATTGCTTTAGTTGGCAAGAATATCTCAGAACAAAGATTAGTCTGTGTGACAGGCTCTTTGAACATACCTTGTCGGTTAATGTTATCAATAAAATGAATATAAATTCGACCTGTACCTACTCGTTCCTTAATCAGTTTATTAAAGATTTCAACTGCTGGTACAGTTTTCTTTCGTATTCCTCGTTTGTGTTCATATCTTAGATAAGCGGCATCAAAGTTTCTACTGTCTCCATAATGCTCGAACAATTCTGGAACTTCATCCGCAGAGAACAACGTGAAATCTTCTTTCTTCATCAATCGCTCAATGAATAAACTCGTAACTCCAATTGAATAATCAATGAACCTTGCTCGTGTAGTGTTAGAGCCTTGATTGTTCTTGTACTCAAGGACATCCATAATCTCCCAATTAAAAATAGGATAGTTAACTACAGTAGCACCAGTCCTCAATGAATTTTGTGTAAACTGCTTAGATACACTTTCAATTGCTTTAAGAATTGGTAATGCACCAGTGTGCTTTACAGTATTATTTTTAACTGGCGCCAAAACACCACGAACTGGACCCATATCAATTCCAATACCAGCCCTCTGACTTGTCATCAAACTTGTGGCATACTCAGCCGCAAGAATTGATTCTGCATTGTCACCCATCTTAATCTTACAACACGAACTAAACATTTTGAGTTGAGTACGAACACCAGAAATAACTGGAGTAGGCAAACTCATCTCATCATTCTTTAATGCTGTATAAAAATCTATAACTAATTGTGCCCTATTCTTTCCTTCATCTGCAAAGATAACCATAGGGATAATCATAAAGGTTTCTTGAGGCATTTCAACTAGCCTGTCATCCTTTACGTCTTTAATGAGATACTTGGATTCTAATTGAACGACTGAGGCATATCCTCTGTGCATATCATTTTCATAATCCAAATGAGTACCTAATTGTGTAATCTCTTCTTCAGTATACTTTTCCAAAATCTCTGGTGAGTATAACTTTCGTTCTACGTGTCCTTTGATATACTCCAGAAACGGAGTAGGAGCGATACTATTATATACCTGTTTACGCATATTTGTAACAAGCAATCTTCCAGCAAAAATATCATAGTCAGGTGTCTCTGGCGAAATCTTTTCCGCCGCGGATTTAATTAAGGTTTGCTGAATGTCGTGGCTAGAAATCTTATTGACAATCTTGATTTGTGCCGATATCGCTGTATCTGATACCGATACGTTAAGTCCGTTGGAACACCATTCCAACATCTTGTGTATCTTATCATAATCTAGGAGTTCTAACGTCCCATCTCTTTTCCTTACTTGATTCTCACTTATTCCGACCATTTCAACTCCATAAACCCATAAAGGATATCTGTGTATTGATACCCATATTAATTAATATTCCCATTTTTCAGGACTGCTATTTTGACTCAGTTAGTATTATACACTGTAATCTCGAGGCTGTCAACTATTTATATTTGACCATTCCCAACTACAAATACTACGCAGGTAATTTCCCAATTATATCAGATTCTTTTGCTCTTTTTTTCAGGCCAGAAGAACTGAATCTATGGTCTCTCCTGTTATAAAACACCTCGATGCCTTCCAATGTGTCTCCAGTGAACGGCTTATCTCTATAGTCCTCACCGATAAATCTTATATCAACTCGGTACAACTGAATCAAATCTATCAACTCTTCCTCAGTATTATATGGCACGATTTCGTCTACATATTTGACGGCACTCAGTTGAGTGAACCTTTCGACCACTGATTGGAGAGGAGATTTATTGACTGGATTAACATTCAGTCCGACTATCAACCACTCACAATTTTCTTTGGATTCTCTCAACATAGCAATATGCCCTGCGTGAAGCAAATCAAACGAAGAGCAAGTAAATCCTATTTTCTTCATACACGTACTCCTTGCTTGGTGGTGGATGTCAATTTCAATCCGTAGTTGTTATCACCTTTTGCAATTAAATCACCATTTGCGTACTCTGGCTTGTATATCAACTTGTTCTTTTTGAACGGACCATAGTCACAATAATGATGCCATCTTCCATACTTCCAAACTATTCTACAAACGTCTGGGTGCATATCCACGAGCATTTGGCTCTTCTTGATAGTTCCCTCAGCATTGTATCCAGTGTCTTTGAATGCTTCGTTATCAGTCGCCTCTGCGTGATAAAACTCTTCTGTATTACCACCAGAAACTGTTTGAGTAGCACATTTTCCTTGTAGAAAATGATTGAACTGAATTGTGCAATGCCCATCTTTCAGTATCCTCAGCGATAAATCGGTATCTTCGTTATATCGACCACGCCATCTATGGACACCATCATTCTTGATTAAATTACAAGAATAGATTCGAGTGTTAGTTACATAGGGTGGATACTTCTGATTAGGTGCTATAAAGAACCTATACTGAAGACCTGCCATCTTGACGTTACTGTACCTATTACAGAAATCTTCACACGACCTAAACAGTGCTCCATTTTCAACACGATATCTAAAGTTCTTTTGAAGTCGATAAAAATCAGCAATGTTATCATCCATAACCCAATGCCATTCTGTCTTCAAAATATCTTTTGAATGGTCCCAACACCAATTTCTCGCTCGACCTGGACCATCTCCGTGATTAGAGAATGGTAGAATTAGTAACGTGGCATAGTCACTTAATCCAAATTTAACAAGAGCCCTTTCATACGGTTCTTCGTCTTGAGGCTCTATGGCGATATAGTGGTGTATCTTCATTCTTGACAACGACTTTGACGTTATCATAGAATCAGCCCGACCTTTACTAATTGTGTAAAGTGGATACTGCGGGTCGTGTTTTGTTACTGCTTGCACGTTGACTCCTTTAATTTCATAACATCTCCTAAAATTGCTTCTGCTAAACTGGCCGCTAATGTTCTACCTTGATAGGTATCATACATCAACAAACCACCAAATGATAAACAAGTTATTAAGACTAAACCAGACAAAAAATTGATAATTGTACTCATTTAAATCTCCCTTATCATAGTATCGTTTTTAATCTCCCAACGGCGTATGATGTTTAATAGTGCCGCTGAGAAGTAATCGTCACTGGGCTTCTCATTTATAATTCTCAAGTGGAATATTATTTCTTGATTACTCCACTCGTCTAAAACTTGTTGCATATACTCTTCAGGCAAATCGTCTGAATTCTCACATTCAAAATGCTCGTCTACTTGTTCTTGCACCCAGCCATTTGCTTGTTCTTTTAACCATTTAGTTAAATGGTCTGGGCGTTTAATGTAAAATCTATTTTCATCCATTAGGCCCCTATTTTTCTAAGATTTTATTTCCAACAAAAGCCTCGTCTGGCAATGTATAGTGCGGTCCCATTGTTGCAAATACGAATAATAGTGCTACTGTTAATATTATGGCCATCCACATTCTGAACATATATTCCTTTCGTCACATAAAGTCACTTAATGAGGAATCAGTTGTAGATTCCAATGGTTTATAAACTTTTTTCCAGTACTTGGTATTTTTCAATTTCCCATCCTTCTCAAAAATCTTCATTCCGTGAGGGAATTTGTTTTGAATAAATTTCATTGCTTTATAATGTTCGTCACTCTGGTAGTAATTTTTAATCTTCTCAGAAGAATCTCCATCGAACATACCTGTCCATACTACCCGTGTGTCTTGGAGGTCTTTATCAGTCATTGATTTGTTGTCGTATATCCATTCGGTTGACTGTCTGGTGTTGATACCTCGACTTAGGCACTCGTAAAGAAAAAGAACATCTTCTGCAATACGTAATGAGGTAATATCTATATCATCAATCACCTTCGATATCATTCTTCCATCATAGAACACGATAGAATATATGCCCTTTGTATCTACATATTCTGTAGCCGCTGGTGGTGCCCAACAATCAGAGCATCCTGCAATACCAATATCTGGTTCATCGAACCAGTTACTGAACGTATCAAACATATCTAGAATTTCGTCTTTAGTAGCAGTTTGCTTGGACTTCTCCATATTAGACTTTCCAGTCCAATACTTAGCGTTCCTTCGTCTGATAATAAGGTCATCATCTGCAACACAATATTTGATTTTGCCAGCGTGTTTATGGATAAACAAACGGGTCTCTGCTAATTGAGTCCAAGTACCAACAATCTTCTCTGGGATTTCGAGATACTCGCAATCATAATTATAGAGGTGTCGTTCCGCAGGTTCGACAACCATAACAACTCTTTCCTTTAATTCATCGGGAAGATTGTTAAATGTAATTTGGTTATCGGTCCTGCGAACTGTTGGAATGTAGATTCGCTCAATCATTATTCTCGTCCTCCATCCAACGGAGTAATGAATTAGCGGTTACATCAAGGTGGGGATACCAAGCAGACTTGGTTTTTACAGTCATTCGCTGACCAAGTTTGACTTGAAATTCTTCGTAGTCTTCCTTCGTTCTGAAGGACATAATAATTTGCTTGAAAGCCTTATTCTCTTCTTGAGTAAAAGAGGGCATTTGTTTCCAATGGGCACGCCAAGAATCAATATCAACTTCTGTATTGATTTTCTCACCACCCATAAAGCCATCAAGGGTAGTTGGTAGCGAGGAATCATCGACTTCGCCCAAATAGTTATCGTAACCTGCTGACTCTTCTACTTCGACTTTTCGCTTTTTATCCTCTGCCATAATTTTATCATCCTTCTCATTAATATTATCAATCATACATCTTCCACAATTTGTGCCAATTAGATGGTATCGTTCTTTGTCACCTTCTTTGACCGCGTTGCATATACAGATATACATCTCATTCTCATTTAATATACATTATACACTAAAAAATGATGCGTGTCAACCCTAATCTTTAAAACCTTCGCCTTTAATTAGATGTTGAAACCGATGCTTAATTATCACGGTGAGTAATCGACACAATGTATCTTCCATATACTGTCCAGCCTCACACTTATAATACCACATAATAACTCCTAGTCTGTTAAATGTCCACTCGGGTTCAGATTAATCCAGTAGAAACCCATTTCGTCTCCGTTCTGGAAAATATTACTTTCTAGGGCCCGTCTTGCTACTAGTCCTTTGTGTATCTTATTACGTACCCTAACAAATCCCTTTTTATGGTGAAATGATTGTTCTAAGAAACATTTCATATCACCTTTATTTAGGCACTTTAAGGCTCTTGATTTACTGAACCTAGTCGGTCCAACATTATACACTAGAGACACTAAGGCATCCCGTTCGTGCTTTTTTAATGGTACTTTTACAAGTCTATCGATGAACATATTAGCCTCTTGCAATTTTATCTTCATCACTCGTGAGGCTTCTTCTTCGGTTTGAACTGTAATTAGATATGCTCTTGTTCCATATCCTGCGGCAATATGACCAACGTCATCATATTCATTCAGCGTAACACGACCCATTAGAAGTGGGTAATTCTCCATACTCTTAACAAATATAACAATCTTTTCTTCGGGTTGCCAAAGACTTTGAATGCTTGCTTGAGTGGCTTTTACACCACCATTAGCAATGACACCCCATCCTAACATACCTATAAAAGTTGTTGTTGCTAGAAACTTGACCATCAAAAATTTACTCCTTTATCCTAAGTAAGTATACATAAGTCCAGTAGAGGACAATATGAAAATTACTGTATTTGTAATAATAATCGAAGGTGTCTTCCAACGTAACCCAACGATAATCCAAAAGATACTTCCTATCGTCATAATGATAGGTCCTTCTGGGTAATACCCTAGAGAATTCAAGAACACTCCAGTAACCACAATTAGAGTAGATAACCACTCTAAAATCTTTGTAACGTCTTTATTTAATTTCATCATATAGTTATTATATCACTTTCTTCTGGTATAGTCAAACTTTTTACACAATTAAAGGGATGATATTTATCATCCCTAGGTACTTATTTTTGATTTTTTAAAACTACTCGATTCACACTGTTGCAAGCATTTGGCTCATTTCAACATTCATAGACAACATCTTTTTCAAGTCATCTAGGCTATCTTCATTCGCTTGGTAACGAATACCTATACCGCCTTTCGCAATCCAACGCTCAACATTTTCAGGTTTATCGTCAATCAAGATATTAGGAACACCCGCTTTATTAGTAGCATAAACAGGTTTGTTTGTGGAGAACTTTAAGTTCTCTTTTTTAGGTGGGGTAAACCCAAACTTCTCTAACCATTCTGCTTTCCAAAAAGCAGAGTTTTTGAAGTCGCCTCGTAGAGGAGAAGAGCAAATGCCCCAATCATCACCAGCGAGTTCTTTTACAAAATCAACTAGAGCAGTTGAAGTTGGATATAAGTCTAGAGTATTAAAGAAATCTGTACCCTTGAGATTGTCAATTTTAACCTCAACATCGTCAATTTCTTTCCAGTGGCTTTTGCCGTGTTTCTTCGCTAATCCGCTGAAGAAATCTGCTATTACTCCATCCATATCTAAGTATATTATCATATTTTTCCTTCTATTTTCTTTCATCATAAGTATATTATACACTATTCCAGCCCAATGTCAACCCCTTTTATCACCTTTTTTCACTTTTTTTGCAGTTTCTTTTGCGGGTATAATATTGGCTAATTCGTCCTTGGCCTTCTTTTCATATCCCCAAAGGTCTTTAATCTTCTTGATTTTGGTGATGGATTTTATCATACCCTTAGGGAGTTGGTGTATAGCACCTACGCAGAAATCAGGTCGGATTGTATCAGTGAGGTAGATACAGAGGTCATCTTCTAGAAATTGTATTCCATATGTTTCAAAGAAGTCGTTTTCAATAGGCAGGTCATCTAGTTCGTGCCAACCATTATTATAGGTTGCGGCATCGAGCCAGGTTACTTTTACTAGCCAAAGTGGCAGATGGGTATGTGGTTCTTTATGTTTACAACTCATATATAATCTTCCATATTGTAGGTTGAATAAGTGGGTTCTGCGGTTAAAGTTTCCACGTCAATTTGACTTTCTCTTTACCCTTTCGATAGTATCTCAAACAGGACTTCCCCCATTGCCCGTGTCAACACCATTATTGAGAAGTTTGTGTCTCCTTCTTTTTATTATCTCGTCTGCCCTTGGCTTTACCAGCCTTACGCATTGCTTTAGTCCAAGAACGACTAAGAGCATTTTGTTTTTCTTTACCTAATGGTTGCATCTCGTTATGCAGAAAGGAAGTCCATCAACTCACGTTGATACAATTCTTTTTTAACCTGCACCTCCTTTTGTATGATTTCCTCTGGAGTCTTCGGTGCTGGCTTCAACTTCTCAATTGCTTCTTTTGTGATTTGAGCAGTTTCACCATCAACAAAAACACCCTCTTTTGGATACGAATAGAATCCAAAACCTAATTCTTTTTGGCGAAGTTTCGCACTAAATTTAACGAAATCCCCAACCTTAACATCTTTGTCTTGGAAGAATTTTGGTACAGAACCAAACACTCGATAGCCTTTGAAATCCTCAATGAGCATCTTAAAGTCATAACCACCAGTGAATCGGTTCTCGTATTCCTTCATAGAAACTACGGTACCAACAACTTCATTCCTACCTTCTTTCATAGGAACCATTCTTTCAAGGCGTTCCTTATTCTTCTCTATATATGACTGGTCAGATTTGAATACCTTGACCACTGCCTCAATCTGCTTAACAGTGACAGAACCCTTAGCCTCTACCCGATAAAGTACATCCTTAATGAACGCATTTTTGCCATCATAGGTATCGACAATATCCGTAAACTCTGATACATCAATGCCAGATGGGTCACCTTTAATCGTTAAACTCATAGGATTCTCCCATATTGCTGATTATTTATATTAATTGATTTTATACTAAGTATTATACACGGTGGGAAAGGGTTTGTCAACCCTTTTTTTGAAGTTTTTTAGGCCATTTCGTGTTCGACATAATCTTTCGCTATATCACCAGCCATACTATTTCCGAAGAAATCAGTCGCTTTTTGATGGACATTATCAAAATCACACTGCCCATCTGCTACAACATCATTAACCCATTCTTGGACATCCATAACATAATCTTTCATTTTACTCATATTCATACCTCTTTTTCAATTAATTCTTTATTATAGATACATTATAGCACAGGAAATCTGGATTGTCAACCCTTTAATCAAAAAACTTATAAATAGTTCACAAAGTCAATTAATCTGGCTTTATAGACAAAGGATAAATGATATGCAAAACCATAAAATGGTTGTTGGTATCGCTGTTTTATTCGGAGTTTTACTCTCTGGAGTCTCAGCCCTAGCCAATGACACAATTAGTATCCAAGCGGTTCCTCAGGAACAGCAAAGACCCCAGGTTCAGCAATGGCCAGGTTTCTTTGATTGCTCATCGCATCAAGTCATCCTTGGTGAATTCAAAGGTGCTCGTGGTGAAATTGAAATGCTACAGGGTCGTGGAATTATCCAAATCCCTGGTGGAGAGGACACTCAAGGCAAAGTAAGGCAACTTCAGTTACCTATCGTTCAATATTTCAACCCAAAGACTGGAACTTTTTCTCTTATTGCTCATCTCGAAAATGGGATGAGTTGTGTTATTCTGTATGGTGACCAATTGCAACCTGCACCTAATGGTCTAGATAATCGCAAGCCTCCTACAGAGAATGAATTGAAGAAAGAAAATCTAGAAGAAAAAATGGACCGACTAGAACCAGTCGACCCACGAGATATCAAAACTCTTAATCAAGCGATGGAAGGTTCAATCGCTCTTGCTACATAAGAAAAGGGAACTCCTGCTGGAGTTCCCTATCTCATACATCCTTTCTTCCGTAAGACTTAGAACCTAAGTCTAATTCCTATAGTATAGTTTTCAAGGCTACCTTCAGTGATGTGTTCTGCATTTGCATAAACCGCACCCGCTGAGTTAAAGTCGTGAACTGCTTCTATTAGATAAGTTTCACTACCTTGCTCTACAGTTTGGAAGCCCGCTTTATAAGTTTGCTTTCCACGTTCTAGGGCAGATACTAAATTAAATGTACCCTTCCCAAGTTTGACTACATCTTTCAATGCTCGTTCATAAGAAGCCCCGAATAAAAGATTGCCATAAGTGTAGTTAACTCCACCGATGACAGTATTTTGTCCAGTATCTTTATCTTGTGCAAATGCAGATACCAGATTGATATCTTCTGAGAAAGAATAGGCTGAACCTACTTCCCAAGATTCAAGGTTTCTGTTAGACCCGAAGTCTGTAGTGACTGTTCCTACTAGAGTAAAATCGTCAAATTTGTATTTCGTTTTTAAAGTTTGACTTGCTCGTCCTACATTCTGTGTACCAAAATTATTTGGTCCTTCGAATATCCCAACTGTCGCTTCTCTAATTTTTCCTCGAACATTCATCTGTCGTCCGAATGAAATATGTAACGGTCCTCTTTCGACTCCCGCAAAAGCATCTCGTGTTGAAAGTCGGTTGTTTGTAGAATTGTTTATATCTACATCTGCGGACATCTTAGCAAAATACTTATTTTCTTCATTTTCCCAATTGATATCTACACCGAAAAAAGAGTCATTAACTCCTGGTATGAAATCTGAGTTACCTTTCTGGTTCGTACTGAACGCTTGATTAATTTCTCCGAAAATCCTTGCTTCTGGTTTACCTATATCTTCTTGGTTAGGTTCACTCGAAGCGCCTGTTGACAACGCCATTGTCAATGCAACTATAGTTGCTGTTGTAAAAGTCTTCATCATTATTACTGCCAATCCCTTGTGTGTGTATTACTGTTAAAAATAGTTCTTATCAAACTATTCGTCACCAAATGGTGACATTGGAGGTTTTGGAGAGTACCTTTCTTCTCTCCGTGACTTTTCCAATTCTTCTCTCGTTTTAGAGTCCTTGTAGTCCTTAACGACTCCTACTTTCTCTATCTTCTCAACTCTTCTGACCCATTGAGGAGATGGAGAATATTTTATACTGTCAATCATAGACTAAAATGTAGTTCATATCGACTACTATTTAGTTTATTAATCATCGAAAAATCCTCTAGGCTTTTGGCAGGTGCATTTCTTACACCCACACTTTTGGGACTTATCAGTCATTCCAACTCCTATTTCATCAGGACAGTCAGGTCGATAGCAGTGACACCTATGGCCACAATCGCAATATCGTTCCGCTTCAATCATCTTCAAACTCCACTAATATTTGCTCTATTCTTTTTCGTTGCTCTTCAATCATATCAGACTGCTTTTCAATCTCCACGAATTGTGCATCAAGTTCATTTACTTTTTCACTAAGATTACTTGTCATTTTCGACACCCAGTTTTTTAAAATTGGATTTACCATCTCACTTTATCTTAGTTTTTAACCACCTATATCCTGCATAGACGAATAGACCAAGGACACATACTAAAACAAGCACCCCTAATTCGGTCATCAAATTACCATCTTGTCCATCTATTTCAATACCGCTTGTAGTAATTTCTATTCTACATTCGGCACAGTTTTCTAGTGCTTCTGAAGGAGTCATTAGTGTTGCTCCTTCTAAGTTATTATCTGCCATTATGTTACTAACTCCGTAAAAAATCTATCTGCATTGATAGACTTATCGCAAATATAAACATCGAAATGTGGTTTTTCACCAACGATTAAAGATGTATATTTTGCACCCCATTCTTTCAATTGCTTTATGGTGAGTTTGGTATGGTCTGTGCCTGATATACCACCTCTTCCAGTCCAATATGTTATTTGATGTCCTTCCTCGAACAATGTATTAATTCGAGAAATTCGGCTCATTAAAGGTTCTGCTTTTGCGTAATCGTGTTCATCGTTCTGGGTACAAATGGTGCCATCTATATCTACAAAAATAATTCTCCGACTTCCGTTTGTGACCATTACTGTTTTAGCCTCGAGGATATTTTACCACAAATAATTGGACTCTCTCCAAGTTCTGTCAACGTATCGACAACTGCGACTACTGAATTTGGATGTACAACTAGTATCATACCAATTCCATCGTTAAACACACGTTTCATCTCTTGGTCAGAGACTTCTCCCTTTTCCTGAATCCATTTAAACTCTTCTGGTTTAGCCCAATCATTGCTCCACTGAGGTCGTAGGTTAATATCTTCACCCAGAAGTCTGAGTAAGTTATCTCTTCCACCACCAGTAATATGGGCAATTCCGTGAACCTTTTTCCGATGCCGTGATAGTACGGCCAATAAGGATTTTACATAAATCCGTGTAGGCGTTAATAGTTTTTGTATCAGTGCATCGTTTTCGTCTTGAGTGTTACGATATTTTTGAGTCTGCCAGACTTTACGAATTAATGTATATCCATTAGAATGAAATCCACTTGACTTCAAGCCAACCATTACATCACCTTCTTTAATCTTTGTGCCATCAATAAACAAATCTTTCTTAATAACACCTACACCAAATCCAGCGATATCAAATTTTCCGTGTTCCATCATATCGGGCATTATTGCAGTCTCGCCACCAATCAAAGGACAAGGTACTCCTAATTCAGTAAGCCCTTCATTGATACCTGCAATCAGGTCCAGATAATTAATTTCGGAAATTCTTAAATCGTGTACTGCGAGATAGTCATTCATAAACAATGGAACTGCACCTGTACAAATGATATCATTGAATACCATCGCTACTAGGTCTTTACCAAGATTCTTAATGCTCACTCCATCTGCATCTCGATTGTCGAGAAACAGTTGAATTTTTGTTCCGATTCCATCAGAACTTGATACTAGATAATCTTCTCCAATATCAACTGCTCCTGCGAAACCACCTAACCAAGGCATCTTCATTGCTAAATTAACATTGAACATTTCCTGTTCTTGCAAGTCTACGCCTGCTGATTGATAATCCATTATATTTTCACCATCTCCCATCTGGACATTTGCTTGATGCTAGCCTAGTTTTTGCTTGAAGCATACACCCACAAATATCACAATAATTAATCCAACCCCGCCCCATTAAATCTTTACTATGAGGACAAACCTTACAGATAGCAAGCCTATCTTTCTGGAGTTGTCTTGCTTCATCACTATTTATCTTCTTCACAGAATCCAGTACTCCCCACTTGGCTTTGTCTTCTTCACAATCAGGACATTCCTTTTCTTCGTATGTCTTTAGTGTCCAAGGATTTATTTTCTTAGCCATTGTAGTGGGGATGCTCCTTACCCTTCACAACAATAAAAGGAAAGGTCTTAACTGCATCCTTCTTCAACTTCTTCCAAGCACCCTCACACAAAGCATTACGGGCTGCCTTTGCATCCATCTTTTTTGCAAAACCAGACTCAACAATTTTCTTTGTAGAAACTTGCTTAACAGCATAAACATCCATAACTATCGCTCCTTTTTAAGTTTATCTCTAAGTTCTTTCGCAACTCGATTTTTGGAATCTTTATTCCTTCTGCGTTTCTTCTCACTAGGTTTTTCATAAAACTCTCGAATCCGTAGTTCTCTAAACAAACCTTCCTTTTGAAGTTTTTTCTTTAAAATCTTTACTGCTTTTTCAACATTGTTATTTCTTACACGTACTTCCATCTAAACCTTTCTAGATATTATCTGCTTCTGATTTATCTAATCTTAGTTCTTGAAAGATAGGCAAAAACAATGAGAACGTATCGCTATTCTTGTCCTTAATCTTTTCATTATACTTCACTGAAATTATCTTCCCAATAAATTCATCAGGAGATTTCTTTCGGTCTTCATCAGTAAGACCCGAACCAACATTAACTTTAAGTTTTCCATCTTTTGTTGTGCAACTTAGGGAGCCTACTAAACCTTCAATTCTTCCAGAACCCTCAATAACATCCTCGACTAGAAGGTCTGCTTCAAGTTCTGCTTTCATCTTCACTTGATATTTAGAACGCTTATTTTCCCAGATGGAATCACCGTTCTTCACAATCACGCCTTCTTCCCCTGCTTCTAGGGCGGCATTGAAAAGTTCTTCTGCTTCTTGATAATCAGCAACCATTTCTGCTGGAAGAATTTTTACCAAATCAGGAGTTTCTTGAACATTATAAACATCTTCCATCCTGTCATTCAAAACATCAAGCCTATCGAAATATGGTATCTTACAAAGCCCGTCTTTGAAATCTGCAAGAGGAATCATATCCCAACACCACAATCTAACTCGTGATGCTTCTTCTTTTGATATGGTGCCTTTCACTGCTTTATTTAGAATTCCATTACCAGTCTTTCTATCTAAAATTCCACCATCCTCGGCAAGAACAACTAACTCACCATCTAAGACGGCTCCACGGAAATGTGTTATGTCATCAAGAACGGCAGACTTATAAAATATCGACCTAATATACTCATCGAAATGTCCTTTGAGGTCAATCTCTCGCCCGCTTCTTGAACGAACTTCGACTTTACCTTCACCATCAATAAGGATATTTGCTCTCATACCATCCATTTTTGTCTGAACTAATGCGGGATATTTAATCGCTTGAAATGACTTCTGATTGAATGCACTGGCTAACATACACGGGTAGGTCTGAATGAAGTCTTTACCAAAGACTTTATTGACGGTCGCTATCGACACACCACACTTCAGGTCCTTCGTTACCACACGTTTTAAGACTTCTGCATCTTCTTCGTTCAGTCTGCCCAAAGTGTTCTTTAATCGACCGATAGCGGCGTTACCAGTCTCTTCTCGTGACGTTAAAACTTTGAGGGAACCCAATGCCCAATCTAGTGACATTGTACCTTCTTTGCGGTCATATTCTGGGATTTTTCGTTGATAATACTGCGTGTACGGGTCCAGGGCGGCCGTTAGAACACGCTTTAGAGTTTCATTATCCTTGTTCTCCTCAAGGGTCGCTTCTTTAAACAATCTTGAATTGTTACCTTCAAGCGTTTGTAGTATTTTGCTCACTTCTGTCATAATTTTCTTTCTCCGCTAAATATTCAGTAAGTTCATTATAACCCCCTATGAGGGTTTTGTCAACCACTATTTGTGGTACTGACCTTACTTCTTTGCCTAGTTTCTTAAAAAGTTCATCCTTAGAAATATCAATACCGACAATCTCTTCCGTATATGCTATTTCCTTTACCTGTAAAAGTGATTTTGCTTTGTCACAAAATACACAATTATCTCGACTATAAACCACTACTTCCATAATTTCTCCTAAAAGAATAAAAAGGCCAAAGCACCTGCACCTAATACCCAAGGCCAATACTTCCAACCCAATTTCATTGATGCGACAATCACAACTACAACAAGGGCAATCGTGAATCCTAAACCCAACATCTGGACAAATATGTCCCATTTATCAAATAAGAACTCAAACGTACCTTCATCTGTAATTGTAACTTCCATATCGACTCCTTAATTATATGTCATAATGTATCATATACCTTACATTATACACTTTAATGTATCATATACCTTACATTTAAAAATCTGTGATAACATCGACTAACCTTGCTAGTTTGTTTTGAATAAAATAGTCATAAAGTTTTCTACGTGTTCCTGTAGGCTCCTTCTGAAACGCATTTTGAATATCGTTCACAAGGTCTTGTGGAATCATATCAAGATTAACTAACTGGTTGTTTCGTGCAAACCTATCAGTCATCTCTTGAGTCGTACACATCTCATCGGTCGATTGTGTCAACCAAATGTCTAACTTCTTTTTAGAGATAGAATTCTGCCTAACTCCTTCAACAAGTACATCATCTGCACTCAAAAAGTTTGGCACTCCATCTCCTCTGTCACCACGAATTGTATGTTCTTTCAAATACGCAACTGGATTAACGTGCTTTACAAATTTCTTCTGTGAAGGAGAATATTGTGCAACACCCCTATATTTATGCAGTTGAATAAAATCCTTATCGGAAGACAATATCAACATCTTTTCAGTTGCGTGGTGATATTTGCATATCACACCGATAATATCATCCGCTTCAGCACCCATAACTTCAACATATTTGTATGGAAAATTATCTTTCAATTCCTCTTTCAACTTATCAAAGATTTGAAAAATTTCTTTCCAATCAAAAGGCGAAGCATCTCTGGCACCTTTACGACCCGCTTTATACAGTGGGAAGACATCTTTTCGCCAGTAGTGTCTACTGTCGTTGCAGAGGACAATCTCACCATATGTTTTATTGAATTGCTTCCTATAATTACGGATACTATTCAACACCATATGGCGTAACAAATCCTCTGAAACATCTGCTTGGGTTTTTGCGTTCATCATCAAGGACCCAATCATCACTTGATTATAATCTACTAATATCATTTATTATCGTCCCTCTTTGCTATCAATTTCATCAATAATTTCCCACAAGAATTCTCGTAGGCCCTGGACATCCTTAACTTTGACATCTTTGATTTCAAAGGAGATATCTTCGCTGGTATATTTAATGTAACCAATTTCCAGAGAGTTTGAGTCCACTTTTACAGACTCCTCTTTTTCGTTTATTTCATTAACAAATTCCATATCAAAGTCCTTTCAGTTCACGGATGAATTCTTTCGTTGTGTCGATAACTTCCCACTCTTTTATCTGTTTATATAATGTTGTACCCTCATTAATCAGGTCTGACATCACATCTTGACATAAAGAGTAAATTGGCATCTTAATTAATATATCTATTATAACAGGCTCAAAGTGATTTGTCAACTCTTTTTTGATGGTTTCTCGATTTTTATTCTTAAAATCTAGAGTTCCATCCAATATCATCTCAATAAACTTGACTTTGGCTTGAATGATGGACAACCTGTCTTTGCCATCAGCAATCAGATATTTGAACCTCTCGGCATATTTGGTGATACGATAGTCACAAAAGTCTTTGATAATACCGATAGGCGAATCATATACTTTCAATGACCCATTGTGGTCAATAACAGTAATGTTCTCGTTAATTTTCTTACGTAACTTGAACATCGATACAATCTGGTGGTCTTTGAGTTTCTTGCCTCGCTTTAGAGTTACATCAAAATTGAATCCCGACTTATCACACTTATCAGTATAGCCGACAATCTTGCCTTCTTCTTCTAACTTGTCCAATATAGTGACATAGGATTCCCGATTGAATCCGACAGGAACTTCCGTAATTTCTAATTTGGTTTGTCCTGTTAATATATATGTTCCCTCGCAATATGTGTTTCCATCTGTATCCCTAAATACGTTTCCAGAGAACTCTGGGTAATATGGGAGTGGTGGTTCTTCTAGGTCTATATCATATCCATCAAGATACAACTGACATAAATCTGCAATCTCTTGAGGATTCCTAGGTTGGATATCCGTGGCAAATCCGACTGCAATTCCTTTAACTCCATTCACTAGAACCCAAGGGATAATAGGAAGATAGAATGCTGGTTCTGGGTCTTCTGGGTCAATGGCTCTATCAGCGACCATCGTATCAGCGAAAAACTTATCAAAGTTATCACTCATTTTGACATACGTATATCGAGGTGCCGCGGCATCAGGTACAAGTCTCGACCCGAAACTACCTTCACCCTGTAATAATGATATATTATTCGAGTGAGACTGTACCATTTTCGTGATTGCTTCGTTTAGTGAAGCATCGCCGTGATGATAATTCGCAGTCGAAATCGTATTGCCACTCAGAGAGGCAGTTTTGATTCTTCCATTCTTAGCAGTTTTCAATGCTGTATAGAGAATCTTCCGCTGTGAGGGTTTTAGACCATCAATCAGATGTGGAATCGCTCGACTGTACAGGACATATTTGGAATAGTCTTTGTACTGATTGTCGATAAGTTGAGTTACATTCATCATACCATTAACCACCTTTTCCTTGGGATTGGGTTTTTACCAAATGCAGTCTCAAGCGAATTGTTAGCCTCGCTATCAAATGCTATCACTTCCGTGACTGGGTCATTTATCATCAAATCGTATTCGTCTATTGAAAGACTACCTAGACCTTTATTATACTGTATTTTCCAGGAAGAGTCAAGCGATTCCGCAACAAAATCTTTGAGGTCGTAAAATCGTTTGATTTGCTTGGCTTTCGTAGCAACTACGATAGGTGATTTGATTAGGAGAACTCGCTCTTCATCAAACAGTTGCTTCCAGTTCGAGAAGAAGTTCACCAGCAATGCGGCGATTGAGAATCCGTCATAATCTGCATCTGCTAAGATACCAATTTTTCCGTAATTCAAATCATCTGCTGGTTCACCCAATTCAAGACCGATGATGGACATCAGTTCTGAAAGTTCCTTATTTTTCATAATCTCAGTAGGCTTCAATTCACGTACATTTCGAGGTTTACCACGTAGTGGGAATCCACCGTGTATGGATGTATTACGTACATTAATCAAGTTACTGATTGCTGATTGACCCTCAGTGATAAAAAGTATCTTATCCTCTGGGTCTTTGCTCGATGCTGATATATGACTAGCAACTTTGGCCTTCTTCATACCCTTGTTGGCCTTCTTCAAGGCACGGGCATCTGCTAACTGCTTCTTGAGTAGCAAGGCTTCGATGATAGGCTCGACCAGTTCATCATTTCGCATAATACGACCGATGAATTTTTCTTCAGTCACACCATCGAATATCGGTTTGATATCATTGGCATTATTCGTCAATCGTTCCTTCGTCTGGCTATCAAACTTTGGGTCGCCAACTGAATTCGTGATTATGACAAATAGCATATGATTTTTGATATCGGATGGTCTAATATCTAATCGATGCTTTTTCTTGATTGCATCCTTTAGAGCGGTAGCAATATCGTTAGACACAATATCACAATGAACTCCGCCACCGAAGGTATCAATACCATTGATGAAACTAATGTTCTCATTAGTCTCCGCTGGCAAGACTGCAACTTTGAATTTAGGAGTCTCAATAATTTCATAAACATCTCCTATTTTTTTGAGATACTGCTTAAATGTTCCTGATTGAACAACTCGACCATTGAATTTGAATCTGATTTTTGGAAAACAGACTGCTAGGTCATTGACTCGTTTTTCAATAAGTCCTTTGTGGTCAGCATCAATCGTTTTCATTCCGAGCCTATCAAAGTCTGCGAAATAAGAAACGGATGTGCCTTGCTCACCCTTTGACTTCGTAATCTCAGTATCATACTCAGAGAGATTCCTCGCACACTGGAGACGAAAATGCTTCTTGCCGTCATCAGTATGAGCGATAAATTTCTTAGATAGGATATTGACAAGAGTAGCACCAAGACCGTGAGTACCGATAGAAACGTGTCCATCGTCATCAAAGTTTGCTCCTGCTCTCAGATTGGTAAAGGCTTGTTCAGCCTGTGTGATACCGGCATCGTCAAGAGACTCCACAACTGGGATTCCTCGACCATTATCGGTCACTGTGATTTTGCCATTGTCTTCTAGATTGACCTTGATTTCATTAGCAAATTTGAAATTCGTCCTGAAACCTTCGTCAATGCTGTTAGATACAACTTCATCAAACAATTTGAGAAAAGCGGGTACAATCTTGACCTGTTTTTTCACGATAGAATCGTTCTCCATCACCCATTTGCTGTGGGTACCAAGTGTGGTATCTCCCACATACATTCCGGGTCGATGGAGTACGTGTTCTATCTCGCTTAGAACTTTAACATCATTCTTACGCATTAATATTCCTATTTAAAGTGTTGGGTAAGAGATGCCTTCATCGGTGAAGATGCTATCTGGGAACTCAATCGATTTTACCGAATCGAGTCGAAATGAACGCCAGCCATTGGCTTTCATATCAAAGACTGCAACTGTGTTGGGATTGGGTGCTTTAGGTGGCTTCTGCGGCTTATCTGCAGGCACAATTGGCGCACGTTGGGAAAGAACTTCTTGAAGTAACGTACAAGACATTGCACGTTCTGTTCCATCTACTTTTGTGAATGTAACGGTTGCTACATCATTTTGTAGTAATTCAACTACATCCTCTCGTGAGAGGTCTTTTTCGACTGATTCATCAATCATCATTACTTTGTATTTCATATCGTCTCCACTTTCGCTTCATAATTATCAATTTATAAGTACATTATACACGACTTATAGCGTGTTGTCAACCATTATTTTCATTATTTTTCAATTTAATTTGCCTTACCTCCTCTGGGTGTCTGAGTCCCTGCTCTTTAAACCACTTTTCGGCTTCAGGAGTCAGTTCCACACTCTCAGATACGTCTGGCATATCGTGACATTCACAATCTGCCTGACAATTTGGGTCATCTTTGCTCATTGGAGGTGGTGCCATATCTATCCCCGTTGACCAATCATCTTTTCTTTGGGTGAAAAACCAAGTTCTATTGCTCATTTTTCACTCCTAATTGCTTCTGGATTGCATCGTATCTGCCCCACTTCAATCTCACCAGTTTCTGGGTCTTCGTACTGCGAAATCATCCCCATCTTGGTCAAGTCATTTAGACAGTGATTAATGCCACTCATACATCCATCTTTAAATCCAGAGCGATATGAGAAAAATGCGGCTATCCCAACACCTGCTAAAAAGAAAAGTTGCCACGGTTCTATATACATATTTCATTCTCCTTTAATTATAGTAGTATTATATACTACGTAGATGGACTTGTCAACCCCTAATTCATAGAAAAAGATTCTCCACAACCACAACTAGATGTTGCGTTCGGATTAGTAAATTTAAATCCCTTTCCGTTAAGTCCATCTTCAAAATCCAATGATATTCCTTTCAGATATATCATACTCTTGTTATCGATAATTACCTTATATCCATCGTTTTCAAATTCCTTGTCATTTTCTGCTACGACTGAATCCCATTCAATTTCATATGTCATTCCAGAACATCCACCACCTGCAACGGCTAGTCGTAATCCAACATCACTCGGTAAACCATTTAATAAAGACTTCACTTGCGTACTTGCTTTTTCAGTTATTGTCACAAAATCCATTTCTTACCTTTCTATTTACACTCCTGCTTTAAGTGTGAATGACTCCCCACAGCCACAGGTCGCATCTTCGTACGGGTTATTAAATTTGAAACCAGCATCATATCCATTAGGATTTACTTCATAATCTATTTCTGTACCTAGCATCATCATTAGTGATTTATGGTTGACTAGAATTTTAACTCCATTTGAATCAAATTCATTATCATCTTCCTCGATTTGGTCAGCGTATTCTAAATTATACGCATAACCAGAACATCCAGTAGTTCTGATATTAACTCTAATACCTAGTCCTGAACCTCTTTCTTCTAAGAAGTGCTTGACTCGTTCCGCTCCAGCGTCTGTTACGGTGATGCTCATTATACTTGCTTCCTTTTCCTATTGTTGTCTAAGTTCTGAACCAACTCCAAACGAGTCCGCTTGGGTGGCCTTCTACGTTGCTCTGCCCATCACTCGTATGAAAGGGTTGGTCTCGATGGAACCATTGAGTTCCATTGCTTGTTTCTGATATTGTCGGTGTTGACCAATACAAATGACAGGTATGTCCGCCATAGTGATTCCCATTATATAAGATGATTGGATATATTTCACCTTCTACCAGACTTATTGTTCCTGTGTTTGATACGTCTGGATGACTACCGGGTGCGGCCGCTAACCAATTGCTGGTGGAAATACTCGCTTCTACCTGCGCCAAACTCTGACTCGGTGTTCCTATCCATAAATAGATGGAGTCATCTCCTACTACTCTGAATGAATACGTTTCAGTTGATTGTGCTTTAAACCATCCCTTTACTCTGAATGAACGCTTACTCGTATTATCATCAATTATAATGGCTTTTGCATCCCAACTTTGGTCCATTGCGTTTGAAATCCAAGTATTGCCGGCATTCTGATATGTGTAATTTCCCCAAGAAGATGATGAGCAACATCTCCAAGTGGCCCCCAATAATTCACACCCCGATTGGCCAAGCCAATCAGCGGCACCATCACACCAACACTGACCATCGCTGTAGTTTCCTCCGTCACATTGTCCATTATTCCAACTACCACTACCTGTGGATGTACATCCGCTAGGATTATTATTGTATCCGCTGTTCCCGTTTCCGTATTGTCCGCCACCGTTACACCAACCTTCATTGATACAAGAAGTGTAATTGGTCCATTGATTATCGGAGCAGTAAGAGTATCCTACAGCGGTCAAAGTTGAAAAACTATTATTGCTATTATAAGCAGGGTCCCATTTATTTGGACTAATTCTCCATCGCTGAACATCTATTCCGTGTATCCATTCCCAATTATCCCAGACTGGAGTTACTTTATAATATACGTGATGGAATGGTCTAATTCCCACTTTCCATAATTCTTCTCGACTATCTTGAAAATACATAGCACCAGTATCTGTAGTATGAGGAACTTCACCTACTAATTTCCATACGCCAAGGGCATAATCAGAACCTGTATTTTGCGTGCCATCCTTCCAATACGGTGCTCGATAAATTCTATATCTATTTGGTGTTCCTAAATGTCTGCTAGATGATGATAAATTTACATTATACTGTGGCGAATACCAACGTATTTGTGGAAAAGTATTTGTTGTAGCATCATTATATCCATATAATCCAAGTGGTACGCTACTTGTATTTGTAAATCCGTGAGGAGGGAATCCGTTTGTTCCGTAATACCAAGATTCAATCGGCATATCAATATCATACGTTCCCCAAACTGTCGCTGTGTTAGGCGTATTAATTGTGTTCCAAGTATATCCATTGCTTTCACAAATGGCTTGAGTAGAATTTGCAACACCATCCCAAGTGGCAGGAACGGCCAAACAGGCTGACTGATTTATAGTTACTCCATCGGAACAGGTGTAATGCGTTGCAGTTGAACATTCATAAGTTGTTACAATCCAGTTATTCTGAGTTGGAACAGGGTCTTGAAAACGCATTGAATGTGTCACCCACCAAGGATGAGTTGATTGACCAACTTCTGTGCCATTACCATAACTTGAATTCATATCACCATATTGAATTGTTATACTTGTACTTGTTGTTTCTGCGTGACTTTCAGGCCATTTACTAGGATTATCTGAAGTCATCAAATTATAATTTTGATGTGCAGATATCGTTTCTGCCGATTGATACCACTGATTGCTTATTTGCGTTGCGATATTATCATCTGCGAACCAAGCCCAGTATAAGTGATTCCAGCCTGAGACTGTCTGGGTTGTTTCCATACACCATTCTTTAGTAGCATTTGAGTTATACCAAACCCAGTTAGCAGTTGCATCATTGTTGGATGAATATGCACATTTTCCACCATTATTTGCGTTTGAGAGACCACCTTGTTCGCACATAGCCATTGAATTCGACCCTGGATGGAAATTGACTTCAAGAAATTCTGGTCCGCCAGCGTCACGTTGATTTTTATTAACACATACCATTGGTGCAGAGGGTTTAGAACCTGCGACAGTCCAAACAGAAGGGTAAGTCCAAACAGAAGGGTTAGTCCAAATATTACCAGACGCAACACAGGCCGCTTCAGTAATCCAAACAGGGTCATCACAACCAGTTGCTAGACAATCTGTGGGATTTGTAAATTGGGGGTCAGAACATCCTGTATAAGTACAAGTTGCTTGCGTTGTAAGTAGAGGGTCTGAGCAACTATCTGGCCAACTCTCTTGTGTTCTACAATATGAACTTTGATAAGAGGATTCGCAAGATGTTTGATTGGTGTATGTTGGGTCAGTACAATGATAATCAGTAATGGCATCCCAAACTACCTCAATATAAGGAATACCATCAGTATCTGGGTCTGTGGTACTATTTGTACCATTGTATGTCATCAGTCCAAGAGGATTACGTACCCTTTTGCTTACCTCATCGCCATATAGGGTTTGTCCAAGAACTTGATAATCACTAAATTCAACTTCGTATTTCTTACTAACAAGAGAGGAATATACTTCAAATTCAGAATATATATCAAAATAAGTGCCATCAAAGGTATTGTCGGATGTAATAACATTAACTAATGTGCCATCTCCAGAGAAGAATGAGCGAACAATAGCCAATACGTCATCTCTATCGGCCATTGACAATGCTCCACCCATAGCGGCAACTTCCATTGCTCGTTTTGTTGCTTCTTGGGCACCAACTGAAGTCAAGACAATGTCCGTTAATCGGATATTACCGTCTTGAGTCAACATCCCGAACTGAGCCACTTGGCCGTTCGGGATGCTTACTGGTTTATATTTTAGAATATCACTCATATAGATATTTATGAGTTTAGAAGTTTGTTACGATACTTCGCTATATAATAAGAGTCGATTATATCAGATACTGGACCTTGCCCTTTATATTCATCAATTCCGAACAATTTGGCTAAATCATCACCTGTTTCTTTGACAAATGCTTCATACATTAGGATTTTGTTAGCATTTCCCTTTCCAGTAGCGAATTTCTTTATCTCAGAGGGAGCAAATATTTTCAATTCTCCTTGGCTGAACTTGTTTAATGTGTATTTAAGAATGCCTGTATTCTCACCTATATTGAATACTTGACCTTTGGCACCAAACGCATAGCCCTCAAGACCAATATAAATGGTGTAGCCATTATATACAATATTATCTCGAATGAAATCTAAAGTTATCTTAGCAAGTTTGGTAAATCGTTCTAGATTATCTGCATATTCATATAGAGGCAGTCCAACTATATTAGGTGACCACTGACCCTCTGATTTCTTTCTGTTTGTAATAAACATAAAGTTACAGTTTTCGTATTTGAATTTACCTTCACAACAACAAATTGCTGGTGAAGTCATTGAATAATCTATTCCAACAATCATAGGTCATTCCATTTCTTCATCAGTGTGAATATCACTACTTGCACAAAAAGGGCAAGAAATTACTTTATATACATCGTCATCTAATTGGTGTTCGATTATGCAAGTTGCCTGGCACTCATCACATTGCACATTAGTTGTTGTCATTAAATACTCCTAGTAAGTTTAACTGCATAGATTGTACCATTTATGGGTTCCAATATTTGTTACGTTTTTGTATCCGCTTTTCTCTAAGTCTACTTTGGCTGTATTTGCCAAGTTACCGTGATTTGAATAGACCAAGATTGGAGTATTTTCTGTTACTCTGTCGTTTGCATCACACCATCTAAGAAGATTGGAGTGTGGCACATTAACTGCATTGTGGAGTTTTCCACCTGAAATGAAATCTACTGGATTTCGTACATCAATAATAACTCCTCCAGCAAGAAAAATTTCTCTAATTTCTTCGCAAGTCATCCGGGTGCCTGTGCCACCAAATACTTCTTCGTATGCGAGGTTTTCTTCTCGGCGCTTTTTGTTATCCCGTACAGTCTGCTTGTAATACGCTTGCATTACTTTATCCCACGGCTTTGCTACTTTATCCATTGTAATCACCTCCAACTATGTCCGATTAAATCTCCAGCACCACGGTCCTCGTCTGAGATTGCCGTTTTGCTGTGGCTAACTTTCATTATTTTATTCCATTTTTCAGACCCACATTCGCAGAATCCTACTTGGTCTTCCATTCCTTTCTCAGACCATTTCATCATTCGGTCTACTTCTAGACCACACTTATCACATTCAAAACTAAATATCGGCATCTTTACTCCTTATTTTTCCACTCAAATATTGAGGATAATCTTTGTCTCGTTCTTTACAC